TCGAAACGTGGACGCTTCAGGCGAGCTGGAAGCTCTCGCTAAAAGGTACGACCTTTCGGTCCAGTCTCAGATTATTGTCGAGAAATTTGTTAGCCTGAGCCAGGCGGATCAGGCTGCGGTGGCTCGGTATATCAAAGAAGTAGCTTCCGGGTTTCAGTCATTAGAAGATTCCGTTTCGGCTCCGGATCCAGCCCCGATGCCGCAAACGGAAGAGGAAGCTATCGAACTCGCCCGCCGGGCATTCCGCTTGCAGAAAAAAGCGGAGGCCGAGTCTTCCTCTTCGAATTCTACCGATTCCTCCGGGAATCTGGACGCTGGTTAAAATGAAAACTGAAAAACAAAAAAGACCGCCAGCGCTGGAACGCTGACGGCCGCTGCCTTTATTTCTAAAGGGCTTCCACCTGTATGCATCTTCTATTTTAGCGCGGAATGCCCTTTTTTACAAGGAGGACGTTTATGCGCTTTTTTTGTTATGGGAGAAAATCCGTCTATTCGGATCACTCCGATTCTGTAGATAATCAACAGCGGATGTGCCGCGACTATATCTCTGCAAAATTTCCAGGCGATGTGGAATCCTTCACCTGCTTCCAGGACGAGGATTTCTCTGGCGCGAACACGGACCGTCCGGGCCTTAAAGAAATGATGCGGCGGGTTCGGGCGCGGGAGTGCGACGCCTTGATTGTCTACCAGCTGGATCGCCTCTCTCGGAATGTTCGGGATTTTTCAAATCTATATGCTGAGCTTGATTCGCTCTCGGTGAAATTTATCTCCCTGAAAGAAAACATCGACACCGCCACGCCGATCGGGCGGGCGATGATGTACGTAACCGTGATTTTTGCTCAGATGGAGCGGGAGACGACAGCGGTTCGGGTCCTGGATAATATGCGCGGTCTATCAAAAAAAGGATACTGGACTGGCGGAAATCCTCCGACCGGGTACGTCCGCCAGCGCGTCGTGGAAGACGGGCGGAAGCACGTGATCATCGTTCCGGATCCGGACGGCGTCCAGTATGTTAAGAAGGTTTTCTCCGACTTTTTGTCGATGAACTGCTCCCTCCAGCACATGGAGACCGCTTATCGGGATGCCGGGGTTCGAACGATCACCGGGAAGTTCTTCTCGACGACGCAACTTTATAAAATCCTCACGATGCCTTTTTGTGTCGAAGCGACGCCGGAGGTCTATGATTTTTATGCCGCGAAAGGCTGCCAGATGGATCCTGGCTCCCCGCGCTCTGCGTGGGACGGTTCCGTCGGTGTCATGATCTACGGCCGGTCCTCCGAACGAAACAAACGGCACGAGCTCCAGCCTCCGTCAGAGTGGATCGTCTCCCTCGGGCGGCAGGAGCCGTTTATTCCAGCCTCGGAATGGCTCGAGGTTCAGTCTCGGTTTACCCATAATAAGTGCATCAAAGACTCGCGCTGGCCGGTTCCTCTTCTGAAGGGCGTGCTCCGCTGCGGGAAATGCGGAACGCTCATGCAGGTCGCCAGGAAGGCCCGGGTTGATGGCTCCTGCAGTTCGTGGTATTACTGCCGGAAGCGGATGAGGGAGGGCGCGGATGTCTGTGACATGCGGCACATCAAATGCGAGATCCTGGACGACCGGGTTCTGGAGGTCTTCCGCGGCATCGCTGCGGATCCGGATCTGATCCAGAAATACGTAGAAAAGTCCGAACCTGCTTCCGGGCCGGATCTGGCTGCCATCAATCAAAAAATCGCGGCGCAGGAGCGGAAAATCGAGAAGCTCGCGGCTTCTCTCGCTCTGGCAGAAGGTTCCTCCGCGGCGCGCTACATCATCTCCGAAATGGAAAAGCTCGACGGGGAGCTCTCCGGTCTCCGCCAGAAGATCGCGGAGGCTCAGGCTATCGACCGGGAGCGAAAGTCCGCGGCTGCGTCTGAAAAGGAAAAGGCTGCAAAAATCCGGGAGCTTATTTCCGGTCTGGATTCCTTCTCTGACAAGGAACGGAATGAAATAGTCAGGTCCGTCGTGAAATCCTGCACCTGGGACGGGGAGGAGCTTTTTCTTTTGCTCTAAAGTTCACTATTTCATTATGTGGGGCGTCCGGACGCATTATGAAATAGTGAATAAATAATGCGCCGTTTTATGGTTATAAAATTGTTAAACTTATAGTTATAAAAAACTTGTACTTTTCTGTGTCGAGAGCTAATATACAGACAGTTAAAGGAACGGCGGAAAGCCTGAATCAAGGAGGTAAAAATCATGACAAACAAAGAGATGGGAATGATCAATTGGAAATTTGAAGAAGTCCAGGAGGCTCTCGGAACCGACAAAAGAGGTAGCGATTTCGTCAAGGTTTGGGAGGCTGCAGGTATTTCAAAGCAGACCGAAATCCTTACTAAAATTTCGAATGAGCTTCTGGCTATGGAATCCGAGAGGCAGGTCCCGCATGTGGTATGGACCGGGGAGGTTCGGGACAAGCAGAACGAAATTAACGCGAAGCTGGCCGCCGCTTTCGATGAGGAGCCTGGCTATCATGAATACGTTCGCCTGGAAGATCATACTTCCTGGACTCGCAATAGCCAGATCCGTCTCCAGGTGAACTGGAGCTGCATCGGCGCCCAGGATCCGGAGGAGGCGGTTGCCTTTGCGGAAGCTCTCACCGAGGCCGCCAGCTTCGCGAAAAACTTCCGCTATAATGGATTCACAGAGACTTGGGATTGATCCGGAACTTCGGGTGCGGGCCGTGGTAAATACCAACAAAGCCCGGCCCGGATATTTGTTAATATTATAGTTATGAAAAACTTGAACTAATGTCTTGCAAGAGCTAATATACAGACAGTTAAAGGAACAGCGAAAAATCAAAGGAGGCTTTCAAATGACAAAGTTTACAGCAATCTTCAAAAACGGCGAAGTGGTAAAAACCAGCGATGATTTCAGCAACCGTCTTGATTTTGTTAACTGGATCTGCATGAATCGCCTGGGTAGGAAATATGGAAAGCTTTTGGAAATCCGCGAAGACGTTATTCCTGAATGAGGAGATGTTCGAGGTTCTGGTTTCTGAACCAGAAGAAGGCGAGGAGGCGTGCTGATATGTTCTATAATGTGACTGTATCCTGCATGAGAGATAATGGAGACCGCTGCCGCGTGGTCGTTCAGAATCTAAAAGCAGAAGATCCGGAGGAAGCCAGAGAGAAAGCTTGTGATTTTCTCTCCGCTGGTTTTATGAGCACTCATGTGGAGATTGTGGAAAAGAAGAAGGAGGTCAGAAGTGAAATTTAATCATGATCTTTTGAACGAAAAAATAAAAGCCGCCGGTGAGACGCACGCCTCCCTAGCGCGGTATCTCGGAATGTCAAGGACGAATATGTCCGCGATCTGGGCTGACCGGACGGGCTGGCAAATGAAACACGTCGCTCCGCTCGCAGCCTTCCTGAAGCTCTCGGCAGAGGATGTGTGGAATATTTTTTTTATCCAGGACTTCGCGTTTTGGAGCTCCGTTCAGTTCTCTCCGGCGGACCAGAAAGAAAAACAAAAAAAGAAGGCCCCGGAGGATTGATTCCTCCAGGGCGATCTCTTTCGACCGGACATATACGTGTCCGGTTCTTTTTATGCCTTGTGGCCGTAGCGGGTGTCGAGGCTGATCCATCCGGCCCCGGATTTCAGTTTGCCCCAGCCGCCGGATTGCTCCGTGATGGTGAATGTTCCCCTCCCGGTGTATTTTCCGGTCAGAGCTCCGCCGGGTGCCTTCCGAATCCGGAGATCGGAGACGGTCACGGTCCACTTGAATTCTCCGGACGGCTTTGCTGCTGCCGCGGTTCCTCCGTTGACCTTGTGTCCGTATTCCGTCGAGAGGTTGATCCATCCGGCTCCGCTCTTAAGCCTTCCCCAGTTTCCGCTCTGCTGGACGATCGTGAAGGTTCCTTTTCCGGTCTGTCCCACGATGCCATAGTTTGTTCCGGGGCCTTTTCTGATATTTAGGTCAGAAATGGTCACCTGCCACTGAAAGTTCGCGGCGGTTCCGGCCGCTGCGCTTGCGCCGTTCCCGGTCGTGGCTGCAGTCATGGTCCCGCCGCTGCCGAGGCGCTTTTTAAACGCAAACCACGCGGATTCGTCTCCGCTGTGTGCGTTCGATCCTCTGATTCCAGGACAGGGCTTTCCGTTGACATCGTAGTGGCGGATTACTCTGTCTGCCGGGATTCCGTATTTCTGCATCAGGTACTTCGCCAGGGCGACCGCGTTGTTTACGGCTGCGTTGGTGAAGTAAAAATTGCCATCGTTCGGGCTGGTAACTCTTCCGGTTCGGTTTGTGCTGCAGATCTCGATGGAGATGCAGTTCTTGTTGTTTGCGACTCCGTAAAGTCTGCCGCCTTTGTTGTTGTACTTTCCTCCGCCGACAGCCCAGCATGCGTGGGTCTTCGGGTCTGGGTTGTACTGGACCATTTCCGAATCATCGACGATGAAGTCCGCGGTTCCGCCTGCCTTCGGGTTTGCGAACCAGGAAGCGGTGTTTCTCGCGGATCCGGGCTTGCTGGTTACTCCGGCGGTGTAATGAATCACGAGGTACTTGATTTCTCTCGCTCCGACGTACATTCCATGCGTTCCGGTTTTCATAATGATGTTCATGGCTTTTTCTCCTTCTTTGTCGTATTCCGTCAGGTTCCACTTCTCGATCACGGCGAGCAGGTTCTGGACGTAGGTCGGGCTCGTTGCGTAGCCTCCGGCCTTGATGATCTGCGCTGCTTTTCTCGGATCCTTCTCTCCGATGATTTCGGCATATCTTTTTCCGGATCCCCTCATCGCTCCGATCAGGTAGTCCGAGTGGTCCTTGATGCTCTCCGCGTCGGTCCTGTACTTACGAAAAGCGGCCGATATCGTAATGTATCGACCGCCTTCCCATTCCTTCGTGTTCTTCGTGTAGGTGTATCCGGTCCAGGAAGATTCCCAGTTGTTTCCGGAAAGGTTCGCCTTCATTCCGAATAAATTGTGAGCGTTTTTCGCAAGCTCGGAGCTTCCGTATCCGGATTCCAGGATTGCCTGCGCTGCCGTTACCGACGCGAGCACTCCGCTGCGTTTCATGTCCGCCTTTGCCAGCGGTCCGATGTAGCTTACGAATTCCTTCTCATTCAATTCATATCACTCCTTCTTGGTCGTGTGGATCTGCGTGATTGTCTGGACGACCTTGTCGTATCCAACCATGGCACAAATCCAGGAAAGCGCCACGAGGCAGATCGCGTAGACGATGGTTTCCTGCGTGGCGGGTGTCTTGGTTAAAATGCAGTAGCCGACGCTCACTGCAATTCCTACGGCGATGGCCACGATGCCGGCGAGGACGTTCTTGCTGTACTCAGCCTTCTCCGGAATCATTTTCTTCACCGCTTCCGTTGTCAGTGTCGTCATGGCTGACGAAATCGCTAGGAGCATGAATACTGTCTCCATTTTTGTTTCCTCCTTTCAGCTTGAAAATTTTAATCAGTGCGCACATCAAAACTTCGCCGCCGAATGCTCCAAAGAAGCAGGTGGTGAGGGTGGAAAGTTCCGCGCCTCCGGTTTTCAGTGCGATCGCCTGCGAGATGACCGTGTAAACGATCAAGGCTGCGAACGAAAAAATAACGAATTTGGTCAGCGACTTCATTCCCTCGCCTCCTTATTTCTGGATCAGGTATTCCTGCATGTTGCTTTCCGCCTCCCGAAGCTGATCAATGTTATTGCCGTCGATTGCGTGTCGCATAAGGGCGAGGATGGATTGCTGGGTGATTCGGTTTCCTTTCTCGATTTCCTGCAGGCGTTTGTTGTCGTTGTCCAGGTGCTTTTCGATCTGTTCGGTTCGGGTCTCCAGCGCGGCGATTCGTTCGTCCTGGCGGACGTTTGGCGACTTCACCTTTGCTGCAATTGCCGAGATGATGTTCCCGACCGTCCAGATCAGGTTCAGGGCGGTCATCACTGTGATCGCGTTCTGAAGTCCTTCTAATGCTTGTGGGTTCATGGGCATATCCTCTTTTCGATTTGCTTGTACTTTTTCTCTTCTTCCTCGATGTTTGTGTACTGCTTCAAGGTTTCGAGCAGTCTTTTCACCTGTGAGGATAATTTGTCGATGATCTCTGCCTGTTCGATGCAGAGCTCTTCGTAGATCATGCTGCTTCCTCCTTCGGGGCTTTGGTCAGGACGAATCCTCCGAGAATTTTGTCCTCCAGCTGCTTGCAGTCGCATTGCTCGAGGATTGCTTTGTAGCACATGTAAACCTCCCGTGCTTCCTCGATCGTGACGTCTCCGTTTCGGTAGTCGCTCTCGATCTTGACGAGATATCTCTTCATGTGCTTTGAGCTGCTCTTCCGGACCGTTGTGTATCCCGGCCAGATCCTGTATCCGATGAATTCGATTCCCTGTGAAACCGGGCGGATGCAGGTTTTCTTATTTAGGTCAAGGTGTAGTTCTTCTTTCAGGAAATTCCGGATTTCTGATTCCCATCTTTGCAGTTCTTCCTTGCTTTCCGAAAGTGCGAGACCGTCATCCATGTATCGGATGAATATCCGGATCCGGAGCTTCCTCTTGCAGAACTGATCGAGTTCGTTCAGGTAGAAATTTGCGAAGATCTGACTCATCAGGTTTCCGATCGGCATTCCTACGTCGTACAGCCTATCCTCCATCGGTACCTCTCCGGGTCCTTTTCCGGGTGGAAGTCCGAACGGGGTATGCTCGCAGTGGATAATGCCGGCCATCAAATTGCAGAGCCTTTGGTCTTCTATTTTCTTCCGGAGAAGCGATTCCAGGATGTCGTGGTCGACGCGGTAAAAATATTTACTGATATCGAATTTCAGGTAGTAGAGTTTCTGGTTCTTTTGCTCTGCTCCGTCCAGCCAGTATCGGACGCGCTTCACAGCTTTTTGCGCTCCGCGCCCCGGGATGCATCCGTAGGTGTCGTCGATGTATCCCTGAACCAGCAGCGGGTGGATTTTTTGATAAATGCACCACTGAACGATCCGGTGTTTGAAGGCGATCGACATGATCATCCTCTTCTTCGGCTCCCGAATGTAGAAGATGTGGTATTGGTCGACCGTGTATTTGCCGGAGTAAATTTCTTCCTGCAGTTCCTTCAGCTTCCGGTACGCGTCCAGGTTCCATCGCAGGACTTCCGGGTCGTAGCGTCTCCCTTTGCTCGCGTTCTTCAATGCTTCGAGCATCGACTCCATCGAGAAGACCTCGTCAAAGGTCACCTTGATCTTGTTGCTCATAAAAAATAAAAAACACCGTGCGTCGCGGCTTTGTGCTCCTTCTCCCGGAGCGTACTCGCAGCTTCTTTTCCGCGGTTCACCTCCTTCAAAAATTCACGGCTGCCTCTGGTTTTGTTTGTCTCCGCCAGCGCGGCCTGCGGTACTATCGCCGCAGGTCTTTGTTTTTCGGCTTCGGTGCTTGACCGAGCCGTGGGAGCAGACTCCTTTATTCCCTATGCCGTGCGTCGTCCATGGACTTTCGCCTTCCGAATGGGAGTAGAGTGGAGCGGAAGCCGAGGTTGTCGTTCGAGTTCGACCGCGGGTTGTTCAAGTTGACGTTGAAGACGCCCGCATTGCCGCCATTGTTCCAATTGCCACCGCAGTTCGCCACGCGCTTCCCTACAGCCTGTTCCCGGTGTTTATTTCCTTTTCTTTAGATTTTTGTTTGCTTGTTGCTTCGGGTCTTCCGCCAGTTCCGGATAGACGTACTTGTAATAGCCGCCGATCAGCTTTCCGATTTCTTCGGACTGCCGGCTCCATTCTGCGAAATTCGAAGGCCCGCGCAGGCAGCCTGCGGTGAATGCCACCTGAATCAAATCGTGCATCGTGTGGTTTCTCATGTCGAGGCTCTTGAGCGCGCTCTTCTTTTGCCAGGAATACTGCAGCTCGTTCGCGTCGGCCACCATTTGGTGCATCAAGTTGGCCATAAAATCTCCGAGGAGTTTCTGATTTTTCACGCTCCAGCCACCTATCAGACCGAGGCCGTAAACTTCCATATCCACGATTCTTTGTCGGATTGTGAAGTTTTGGTCTTCTTCCTCTTTTGATTCTATCGTCGGGTTCTTTTCTTCCGTCATGTACATCTATCCTTCTCTGTCGGATTGCGGCCGTGCTGCCGCAGGCCGCATCAGTTACTCAGTCGCCGGTTTACAGTTCGCAAAAAGCGGAGCGGAAGCCGAGGCCGCCGTCCGAGCCCGACCGCGGGTTGCTCAAGAAGACGTTGAAGACGCCCGCATTGCCGCCAGAGCCCCAAGAGCCACCGCAGCGCGCCACGCGCTCGCCGCTCGTGTTCCAGCCGTGGTAATCTCCGCCGTAGTCTTTTCCGGGCTCCGCCGGATAAAGGATCAGCTCTTTTGCGATCTCCGGTGCGCCTCCGGAAAGAGTAGACGCGAGCTTCATGCTCGAAAAATCGAGCCAGTTGCCCCGATCGGTCGGCGTGACGGTTGTGGTGAGCTCGTTCGCGGTTGCGTTGTACTTGAGGGTTCCTGCGGTTCCTGGATCTACGAGAGATCCGTCGGACGCGATCGCCTTCCAGCTCGTGCTGGCGGATCCGAGGCTCACCTCCTGCAGCATGGAGTTGCAGTACGGGATCGCCTGGATCTCGCCGTCTACCAGGCGGAGCCCAGCGTTCCACTCCCAGACGTTTCCGTTCAGGTCTGCGATGCCTGCTCCGGTGCCGTCGTGGTACCAAGTCTCCGGTCCGGATCCGGTCGCGGTTCTTCTTTCCTTCTTTGCGGAGCTGTCGTAATAAGTGCCGACGCCCTTTTCGAGCG